TATGTATACTACCGGTGCTCTGTTTGCTCCAAGCTATGATTTACGTAGTGTAGTAGCAGATGGTATCGAAGTCGGATCAGAAATTACAATTACGTGTGATGATAACGATCACGGACTACAAGCAGGCGGCGTAATTAGATTACTTGGAATACAAACACCTGGTTATAGTAGCGGAAACGAAACTGCTGTTCCGCCAAAATTTGATTACACAGTTACAGAAATTGTAAACGAAAGAACATTTAAAGTGTTATCTCAGCGCCGATTAGGTGCAACTACTGCTGTACTAGGGTTTGGCGCACAGATGAGTGTTGTAAGCTGGCACGGCGCAACTGTACGTTCTGGTATTTTTGATGATCAAAACGGCATTTTTTGGGAATACGATGGAACAAATATTAATGTAGTACAGCGCACTGGAACATACCAAGTAGCAGGTACTATTGCTATACAAATTGATAACAATTTAGTAACAGGAACTAACACTAGATTTAGAGATCAGTTAAAAGCTGGTGATAGAATTATCATTAGAGGTATGACGCATGTTGTATCTCACGTTAACAGTCAAACTGAAATAACTGTTACTCCGGACTGGCGCGGCACTACTAATATTACTGGAGCAAAGGCTATGTTAGTATTTGATAAGAAAGTTAAACAGTCAGACTTTAATCTAGACCGGTTAGATGGTACAGGACCTAGCGGTTACGATATTGATATTGCTAAGATGCAAATGATCGGTATTCAGTACTCATGGTACGGTGCTGGTTTTATCGATTATATGCTAAGAGGCTCAGACGGTAACTTTGTATTCTGTCATAGAATGCGTAACTCAAACGTTAACACAGAAGCGTTTATGCGTTCAGGTAACTTGCCTGTACGTTATGAAGTTACTAACGAAGGCCCTAACGGAAAACTTGCAGAATCAATGACAGATAGTCAAAATACTATAGTATTAGAAAACGGTAGCTTTTTTCCAACTAAAGGAACAGTTTATATTGATAATGAAATCATTCAGTTTACTGGCAGAACTAATAACATTCTAACAGGATGTATACGATCTGCAACATTTATAAACTTTCAAGGAGGAGCAACAAGAAGTTACACAGCAGGTGCTGCTGCTTCACATGATACCGGGACTGGAGTTATACTAATATCACAAACTATTACACCAATAATTAGCCACTGGGGTAGTGCGTTTATTACAGACGGTGGATTTGATGAAGACCGAGGCTACATTTTCTCATACGCTGAAACCGGCATTGCTGTTAGTACAAATAAGCAAACAGCATTTATGATTCGACTAGCACCTAGTGTAAGTAATGCTATTGTAGGCGATTTGGGAGAACGTGAACTACTAAACCGTGCGCAGCTACTACTACAAGCTCTTGAAATTTCATCAGACACAGGCACCGGCGGCATTGTTGTTGAAGGTGTTCTTAATCCGCAAAACTATCCTGTAAATCCAGGAAGTGTAATATGGTCCGGATTAACCAGTCAAGCACAGGGTGGACAGCCTAGTTTTGCACAAGTTGCATCTGGCGGCGGTGTTGAGTGGACAACGGCTGCGGCATCTACTACTAGTGTAGCATGGCAACCAAATATGACACTGACTGGTATTGTAAACAGTGATATAGTAGATGCTAATGGCAACAATCGAGATGATTATATGTATGTTTATCAGAGCAATTTAGATCCGCTTGGTTTGCGAGTAGGAGCAGTATGTACTAGTGTTCCATTTAACGGAAGAACGGTGACTGCAATTGAAGGACCCCAAGATTGGGGGTTGCCCGGCGGTCCGGAATATCGTATACGTTTTAACAATGACGCTACTAATGAAGCCACAAATTATAATGCGGGATCGTTAAGTTTACAGTTTACTTTCGATACGTCTAGAACAAAATCACCAGTAGTATTCTTCACAGATGCTTCCTGGACAGCATCGAGCTTATCACAGGGTGCAACAGTTGACGCATCTGACACAAATTGGCCAGCTAACACTGCTGTGTCATCAGTACAATCATTCAACTTTGGTGCTACTAATTATTATGAGGTGAGAATGAACAACAGTTCTAATGGTATATTATCTTCGGCAAGTACAGTTATATTTTCAGCAGGCGAATCTGCATATGCAGAGCCAGGAGAAACAGTGTTCTCATTCATTGCTGTTCCTGGAGAACGTGCTACAGTTGATTTTAGTGAATTAAAAGAACTTACTAATACTCCGTTGGGCGGCAGAGGAACATATCCAAACGGTCCTGATGTATTAGCAATCAACGTGTATAAGGTTAGCGGCGCAGCTATTGATTCGAATATTATCTTGAAATGGGGCGAAGCGCAGGCCTAATGCAATTGAATATAATCTGCAAAAGAACTAAGATCATCAAATACGATGGTCTTTTTTCTTATGTCGCGGTAGGTAAATTTTTTTAATTCTAGCTCAGTTTCTAATCCGTGCCCGGTTCGAACTAAAATAGGTGTTGCACCTATTTTATAAGCAGCCTTTAAATCACTCATCTTATCGCCAACATAATACCCTTTGTTAAATTTAATATGAGGATTTTCTTTTTCACATCGTTTAAACATTCCGAGATTAGGTTTAGCAAACATGTCGCTTTTACGACTACTTACACTATAATATATAGCATCTATACTAGAACACCCTGCTTTGCCTAATAAATCTAGCATATGCATGTGAATTTTATCTACATCATCACTAGTCATGAGGCCTTTTTCTATACCTCCTTGATTAGTAATGATAGCAATTTTAAATCCCAGTCTTCTTAAAGATGCAATAGCTTCTAAACTATTAGGCAATGGTTCAAAGTCGTCAATTGAAGTGACGTATGTACCTAAATCTTTATTAATAACACCGTCTCTATCAAGTCCAATTACAACTCTATTGCTAAAATTTTTAATTAATTTAGGAACATCACTTGACCATCTAATAGTTGGATTACTTGACTGCGTCATTTTGACTATCTCCGGGTAAGATGCGATAATTATCTTCTACGCTGTCTGGAGTTGATACTTCAGTAATACTCGAATTCTCCTGCAAGCATATTAATTGATGCGGCTGCAATGGCGGATTGTGCCATACATCGCCTTCCTTTAAAGTTTTTTCATAAGGAGTTGCGGTTGCGGTATCTATCCAGAGAACTTTAAACTGTCCACTATTTACAAACCATGTTTCGTCTTTTTCTCGATGGAAATGCATACTAAACTTTGCACCTACTTTTTCAAATACCATAATTTTGCCACAGTATTTGTCGTTAGTTGCCCAGATTAATTCATACCCCCAGCCTTTAGGTACGACTCCGTTTAAGCGTGTTGTTTTATTATTTTCCATTGATGTAATCCTCTATATTAATCCATTGCATATCTACTACACTATTTAAATTTGTTAAGTTTGCACAAGTATATTCTTGATATTGACCTTTTAAATTTTCAGGCATAGGAATTAAATTAATCTTGGCATTGTGCTTGTTTGCTATATGTTCTGCTACAGTTGCAAAACTAACAGACCTTCCAGTGCCTGCGTTAAATATACCTGATTGATCTACGTCAAACATTTTTTCGTGTAATACACATAAATCTTCAACACAAACAAAGTCTCGTCTATAGTTTTCACTATTTTCAAACAAGTTGATAAATCCATTTTCTTTTGCTTGACGTGTAAATTTAGAATACGGACTTGCTTGATCGCCTTTGTGTTCTTCACCTTGGCCATATACATTAAAGTAACGAAATCCTTGTATTTTGATTTGAAATTCGTCAACGTATTGATTGATAAATCTGTCAAACAAATACTTGCTCCAAGCATACGGACTTTCTGGTAATAAAGGTTTATCTTCTGTAAAATGTGTAGTTTGACCATATACACTAGCACTAGATGCATATTGGAAGTTAGTACCAAAATTTTCACACACTTGCGCAAGGCGCACACTAAACTCAAAATTTTGTTCTAGTATTTGATTTACGTCTGTATATGTAGTTGAGCTAATAGCACCTAAGTGTATACACCAATCGTACCCTTCTGTGTGCGGAAGAATACCTGGTTGCCATTCCCATCCTTCTACATCATGGCCTTTACTTTGCAAATAGCTTGCAACATTTTTACCAATAAATCCTTCATGTCCTGTAACTAGTATTCTCATCTGCTTTTCTCTATAATTCTTGTAGTGCTGTAACCTTCTACAGTAGGTACAATATGCACAGGTGCTAGGTCGTGTCCTACAGTAGTTTCTACAGTATAGTCTCCGCCCTTAACAATTAGAGCAGGATTTAATCTTTTAATTAAGTCATACGGTGTGTCGTCGTTGAATACAAACACTTCGTCTACCCACGGTAATGCTTCAAGCTGTTCTATTCTTGTTAGCTCGTTGTTTATTGGACGACTTTCGCCTTTAAGACGTTTGACACTTGCATCACTGTTAATGCCTACCACAAGTTTAGTGCCTAAACTACGGGCTTCTTTTAGCAGTTCAAAATGACCTTTGTGTAGTATGTCAAACACACCGTTTGTAAACACAACAGTTTCTTCAAAATCTTTTCTGCTTAATATATATGTGCCTACGTGCTTAACTGATTCGGTTGCAGCATCGGTGGCCATTTCTAAACAAGTTGCGTAGTCTTTACCGATTGTAAGACCGTAAACAAATGCTGCTAAGAAACAGTCACCTGCACCGGTAACATCTGATACTTCGACTTGATCTACAATTATTGTATATTTTCTATTGTCAATAGTAGCATTTACTGCGCCTTCGGCGTTAGTTGTGATAATGTTGCTAACCCATTGATCAAAGCCTAAATTATAATATTCTTTGTTGTTAGGCTTAATCAGCCAAGCACCTTTATAACAACTTGCGTGACGTTTTGGATCTACAATAATTTTGCAACCGAAGCTACTAATGTGATCTATAATTTCTAAAGATCGTCCAAGTGCGCCTTTGTTATAATCGCTAAGAATAACATATTCGTATTCTGAAAAGTCTTTATCTTTTAGTAGTTTTAAAACTTCGTCGCTATCTGCAAAAGCATCGTTATCGATACGTGTAATATAATGTCCGTCGCACATTACTCGAGTTTTTACAGATTTATTTGGAGTTACGTCGAACATATCAACGTCAACTCCTAGGCTTTTTAAGTTTTCGTAAACTAACCCGGCGCCGCCTATTGTTTCTTTTTCGCTAAGATATTGAACTACAGGCACAGGAGCCTCAGGACTCAACCGTGTGCTTGTGCCGTAGATATATTTGTCTATAATAACATCGCCGATTACTAAAACTTTCATAATACTATTATACTTTCATTTGTATTATTTGTCAAGGAGATTTATAGTTTTAAATACTGTTTCTAGCTTGGTTAAATTAACCTTGCTTTGTAATGTATTACGTAATCCGTGATGCAAGGGTTTTGGCCATTTAGTAAATGAACACCATGCATAACCGTCATGTTCATTATTGAGTTTAGGAATAAATTCTTCATCAACTACACAGAGATATGTGTGAAAATAAAATCTACTATCTAGCGAGACAAAACTCTCTAGTGGAAGTGTCTTTTTAATTGTAGGAATCTGTCCAATTTCTTCTTGGATTTCTCGTTTAAGACCTTCCCATGGGGTTTCGGCACCTTCATTTGTGCCGCCAACAAGTCCCCATAGATTGGCTCGTTTGCCTTGGGCCCTATGAAGGAATAAAAATCTATTCGTATCTAATGTATAAAACAGCGCACCGCTACATGTAATTTGATTGTTCATACATATAATTAGCCTGCTAGTTCAACTCTCCATGTTCCAACTGGATAATCACCGTCAATGCTTAACAACCATTCGTTATTCTTAAATCTGTATTGTACACTTGTATTTAAATTGGTAGTATAAGTAATGTCAGTTATAGTACTTGCATCAAATACAATATTCCATTTAGATCCGTTCCATTCGATGATATCATTTGCACTAGCGATTAGTGCAGTAGTATCTGTATTTTGCCAAGCAACAGGCGATTGTGTAGCGTTTATATCGCCTACGTCTTCTAACAGCAATATTCTTAAGCCGGCAGTCTTAATAGCACTAGGATTAAAACTAGTTGGATCAATAATATAATCGATACTAGTACGTCCTGCTATTACTGTATCGCTAGGAAAACTATCAGTATCCCAGTTAACTAATATTTTAGTTTCATCAAACGGACTTAGAGTAAAGGTACCTGTTACTGTGTTTGAATTATCGACACTAGTAAAGAAGATGCGACTTACGTCAGCAGCATATTGTCCCGGAAGTGCTTCAAATATCTCTCTCCAATTTTTATTACCAACAATTCCATTTGAATATAGTTGAACTGTGTCACTATTTACAAAAGTACCGTATTTGTTATAATTGACATTAGCCATTTCTGCTGATGTTTCGGATGCTGCTTTACGCCCAAATTCATTTTGAATTATGCCGGCTCTAGCAATGTCATCATATGCATTTAATATAGGCGCACTTACTCCGTCTTCAATATTACCTAGGCTTTCGTCAAACATGCTTGTAATAATATTAGTAATAACGCCCATCTTGCGTACTTTTGTAGGCGGACTAATATAGATAGGAACACTAAATGTAAGTGTTGCGATGTCGATTTCACTATCGACACCAACCGGAACACTTCTATTAGACCATTGTACGTTTTCTAAATTAACAACAGTGATACTAGTCCAGTCGATAAAGTTGTCTGTTGTTTGCATTTCTAAACTTGGATTAAACAATACTAATATCTGTTCTAATAGTTGAAGCTTTTGGTCTGTATTTGATGTCCATATATCTGCATTAACACGCATCATATAAGGAGTTGGTATTAATCGTTCAACTGTATAATTTTTACCTTGTGTGTTTAGATATTCACCGGTATTTTCATCATATTCGCGCTCTCTAATATTGGTCTTGCGTGTATAAGTCGAATCAGTTAGTCTATCTTTGTCTAATTCTAATCCAGTTAAGTAAACAGCAATCCGAGGCGCACTAGGTAGTTTATTCTCACTATTCTCTCTAATAATGTTTGCTACCTGGCGTGTTAGATCACCATAAGTAACAGGCACTTCTTTCTGTACACCTTTGCCGTCTTGAACAGGAAAGTTTGCTAAAATGCGCATCATTTGTGTAAGGTATCTTCTTACTTGTCCGTCGTAAAAATGTTGCATTAATTATCCGCCTTTGGACGTAGTGCTTTTGACAAGCTCTGTCTTTCTTCAACTGTTTCGCCGCTAATTTGACTAGTGTTGGTGTTATTAATAAACGATGATTTTTGCGTTTGTCTTTCAAGTGTATTACTTAGAGTCATTCTAATATCGTCATTTACTTTCACCCATCTACTCCCGTCATATCTAAACATTCTATTTGGTAGAAAATCTGTACGTAAAAAATAATCACCATTTACATTGTTTCTTGGAAATGCAATACCAAATCCAAATGGGGCCCCATTTGGTGCAACATCGCCTGTACCAACTAAGTAACCTGTATAACCTTCACGTTCTGGACGACTAGCAATTTCGTCAGCAGTAATTGTAATATTACTTGCTTCTAGATCAGTATCATCTGCTGTCTGTAGTGCAATACTGCCATCATCATTTGTACTTACTGTATAATAATGACTAATGTCATATCCACTCTTAGGTGCATCAGCTTCTGCTTGTGCAACTACTGCATTTGATATTTGCATTTCTTTTTCGTAGGTACTTAAGATATCACGCAGTGTAGTATCTGAACCTTCTGCTGCCGATAGGTCAAGTATCTCTGCGTATTCTTGGCCATCATATATTTGTTTTAGTTTTAAACGATATAAATGCGGATACCAAGTTTGACTAAATCCTTCTGCTGCACGATTTACATCTTCTACAACATAAAAACGCTTTAGTGCAAAGCTATAATCGTTTAGAGCATATTCATCTTTTAAATGCGGTAGTTCAATTACATCACCTGACATAATTTTTCTACCTAATGTTTTAACTGAACTGTTGATATGAATAGTTAACATTAGTGTGTCATTACTTAAAAATAGTCCAAATGCACTTAGGTCAAAGTCGATGTCTTGAACATTATAGATACCACGCATACTATAAATGTCTGGATCGTATTTTCTGTCTCTATTCTCTAAAAACAATAAGTCCTGTATATTAGTTTCTTTAACGGCATTATAAGTAGG